GGTCGGTGCAACTTTGGTTAAAGCTAATCCTCCAGTAACATATGTTCCACTTGAAGCTACTTCTCCAGTTGTTACATACACCGTGGATGCGGCTCCTAATGTTGCAGTTGTACTCGACTTACCGCCACTGCCAATAGCATATAATGCCAGTTTAAAAGCGTTTCCGTTAGTAGCAAAGTTATGTGTAGCGGTCATCAATTCTTTTTTAAATGATGTGCACATTGCTTGTGTGATTGCCATTTTATATTCTCCTTACAGTATCGGCTAGATCGGGGTGACCAGCCTTTCTTAGATTATGACATATAGTAGCACGTTCTTCACGTCTAGCCAACTCAATATGATAATGCACGACATTTCGTACATTTTCTGAAAAAGCTTGCGCTTGTTGCCTAATTGGTTCCGGTGCTGTTTCGGACACAGCAACAATTTTATTTGTTGCCATATCAGAAATTTGATCGTTACTTAGCCCACCATTGTCTGATGAAACTACCGTAGCAAAACCTGTTATTAATCCCCCACTTACGCTAGACATTCTTTTCTTCTCCCCCATTCATGTACTTATGATCGTGTCTCCCAAAGATTATTGGGTCTTGATCCAACGGCTCTGGTGGCTCCACCTTAGACTGCCTGGTTATCAATAGGCCCCCCGACTTATGTGACTGCACTAAAGGATCATCCAATCTGTGATACCCATAAAGCTTTTCGTTCTCTGGCACATTCGTATCTAAGAGCCCAGAGCTATGTGCAACCTCTATCTTTATGCCTCGAGTGGTAGCAATAGCACACCAAAACTCTGTGCAAGCTCTTCCTGCTTCTGCCATACTTACATTCTTGTATGTGTAATCTAAGCCATATAAACAAAGTTCTTTTGCCCCATAGTATATCGCATACGCAATTGCATAAGGAACGGTGTTGTTAAAATAACAAATGTTAAGTTCTTTAATAACTTCTTCAAGAGGGTAAAGTTCTAGATGTTTTACCCGATCATCCATCTCACAAGTAATAATAGGCTTAGTATTCTTTGCTAAAAAGTCTCTCGCTACCCCTGTCTGTGATCCCGCATCCTCTGAATCCAAAAACCTAGACACTGGGTCCATCATTATAGTTTTATCCACATGAATAATACCGCCCACACAGTTAATACCCCAGACCTCATCAAAAGGTTCTGAACGTATTTTAGCGGCTATGTAATCGGAATAGCTCCCACCCAATCCAACTATAGCTATCTTCATGACCTACGTCTTTCGGGTAGCCCTCTTCGATAAGCGTCTGAATTTTCTCTAGCCTCGGCGTAGTCTTTTAACCTAGCCAAAGACTCTTGATATCTTCCTTCATACATCTGCATTAGATCTGATTCCCCCTTCATATATAAATTAGCCTCCACTAAACTTCCAAACAGCATCGCGTTTGGAGCATTCTCACTTAACCATGTTGTTCCATTATCCCCAACCGCTGTCAAGCTTTGCGGCCTGTAGAAATAATGCAACTCCATCTCGTATTTGTCATCAGGTACAGGTGCAAGTATGAAGTTATCTTTATCAAAATACGCATAGTATAAAGGTCTTCCTACTTGTAACAAAGAAGGTGTCGTATCTTGTGGTGCTGGCGTGTACGTCTGGATAAAGTTTACATCCTTTTGCAATAAAAATGTCTTAGGAGTAATAGATACACCCGATATTGTGCCATCAAATTTAGCCGATAAACTAAATGAAGCAAGATAATCAGTGGGTACTGGTAGATATTGATCATTAGCAAAAGCAGAACCTGTAGCATTTTTCCTAAAGTCCGTAAGGTCTACTGATTTTAAAAGTCTTTCTTCTACTGCTTTAATGAAAGTAGGAAGATTTGAAACAAAGGTCGTCTCCGTGTTATCTGCATATTGTTGTATTGCTGTCTTTAATTCTGCATATGTAAAACTCATGTTATCACCACCGTTACAATTCCTATCTCTCCCGTCCCAGGGAGATCGTTAGGAGTTAACCCATCATTACTTGCCATACCTACAGGATTCCACCCATATTGTATAACTCTTTCTGCCGCTAGATTCGATTGCGGTCTAGGATCCCTTAGTGCTTGAGGGTCTGGAGATACAGGAGGAGGTGTTAGTTGAGGCTGTTTTGCTTCCCACTCGTCTGGTCCAACCTTCGCGCCTGTCCATTCTACCCGCATAGTGTTTAAACGGTATCTCCAACCAGACCTGTCCGAAATACCCCAAGCTTTTTTACCGCTTGCGTATGCCATTAGTTTGCCCTCAGATAACTACCACTGGGTCGTAAGGCGAGATCTAAGAAGTCTTGGTCCATATCAGAAGCTCTAGCAAATTCTTCTTCGTAAACTGCTTTTAATATTTGTAATCTATCTGGTGCTCGTTTCATAGCCATATAATATGCAAGACCAGCTACCATACAAGGATAAAAACGTAGTGGAGCTTCCACGTTGTTGTACAAATAATCCGCATCTTCCATTTGTTGTATGTAGTAATACGTCAAGGTATCCGTTGAGTTCTCTGGAGTAGCCCAGACATTTATAATAGGAGAAATCTTTCTCTCAAAGTAATACTGGCTAGGTCTTCCTTGCGTGGTCTTATCTGGAATAGTAGCGTAGTTAGCCCTACTGATCTGATCCATCTCGTAGTCCGTACCATCTCTGTTAAGAACTATCTGTAATATGTCAACAGTGTGCTTGTTTAAAGTGTAAGCCGAAGTACCTTGTGTCAAAGCTTGAGTAGCAGAACGTACTGTCCAGAGATTAACCCCTCTGTTTGACCAATCAGCAAACATTAAGTTAAGAGATCTTCTAGCTGTCTCTGCATCGTATCCCGTTCTAACTTCTAATCCGCACCGTTCATACGCTTCTTCTATTATCTCTGCGATACTAAGATCAAAGTTTCTAATCCCTGACGTTGACATATTGTACCCTTTCTAAGGAAAGATTTTTCAGTATTACAGTTAACATTGCATGATTACTGGTTACTTTCTCACTCATCACTGCCGTAGTTTTATCAACAGTAACTAAAGTACGAGTAACCCAAGTAGACCATGTGCCAACAACGCCCATGACAATAGAAACTCCAGCCGCAATAAAGATTAATTTGACCTGATAACTCATCAACATCTCCATCTTTTACGAGCTTGTCGAAGCCGACTATTAGGATCTTTAGCCGCCTTCGGGAACTGCTTCATCTGTCCCGCAGACCTAGCGCAATAAGACTTTCGTCTCTTCGCATCCTTGCTACCTTTTTTAACTTTTCCCGTAACCGCAGTCTTTAACTTTGATCCTGGGTTCTTTGCTCTATAGGATTTGACACCCTTCTCAGTCATTCCCGCCCCACTCTTAGTAGGGCGAAAATTCTTTTTATTTCTTTTTGGCATGTTATCAGCCATAAGAACCTCTAAGCGTAAAAGATCGTTGCAGAAGTTGCGTTAACAGAACTGTAAGTAAGGTAAGCTCCGTCTGAAAATACTATCCCATTGTCTGGGACATCTGGATATTCCGCGCCAACACCGGCTGGAGTATTGTATTGTAGAAGAGCCGTTCCTGTTACAGAAGCGTTTCTAAACGAAATCGTTCCACCCGTAGCAGTGCTGACTAAATAAATACCTTTTAATCTACATCTTCCAGCAAAAATAGTAGCTTGAATTGTAGAGCCTGATCCCGCTGTAACTGTTCCCGCAGGATCACCTACTGCGGCTATCTGAGTAACTGTTGCAAAGATTGATGTTCCTGTTGCTATTCCAGCATTTCCGCCTGTAATAGTTTCTGCTAGAGCCGCGCCGCTTGCATCTGTTCCAGTAACAGTGAAAGTTATTCCACTATCATTACCACCAGAAGTAATAGTAACATTTCTTGGACTGTCGAAAGTAACGGCACCACCACTGGCTAAAGCTCCGCCTATAACCAAATTAGCGTTGTTTCCAACCGCTGCACTTGCTGAAATTCCGTCTGGATCTGCTGCTGCTGACTCGATAAACGTGGCTTGTACGTCTGAACCCGCCATATTATTCTCCTTTATAAAAGTGGTAGGGGTTTCCCCCTACCTTAATTATTAACTTGCTACATCGTAACCAGTGATTGTAATCAGCAAACGTCCCGCAGTATATGCCGCGTGGCCTGTTCCCTGACCTACAAGATACAAATATTGAGCTGCCGCAATATCACCACCAGCAGTTAATGTTCCTGCCGCTTGCGTTCCACCATTGATAACTTGAGTTTCTGTTAAATCTCCAATAGCGGTGTCATTAACGCCTGTGCCTTCAGTAGCTGAGTACAAGTCAATATCAGCACCACCACCAGCGGGGGCTTCTACACATTGCATGGTTACACCAAATACTGTGCCTGTGTTAGCAGTAGTAACCTGCCCAATGTAAGCAACACCATCACCATCTTTACCAATAATATCACCTGCGGTTCCACCATCTCTAAGACCTGTTAAATCAATCATTATAGTTGTTTTAACAATGTTTACATTAGTAGTAGTGTCACTTTTAAAACGCTCAACTTGTGTTACATACACTGCGGCAGTGCCTTCTATTCCTGCCGCTGTTGCAGCTTCGACAGCCATTTTATTACCACTGGTAATTGTAATAGCACCTGTTGTTGCATTTTTTGTTACGGTTTCAAAACCATTTTCCGAACGGACTGGACCGTTAAATGTTGTATTAGCCATATCAATCTCCTTGTCTTGGCAAATGTCAG